GTATACATCATCATTTACAGTTGCTCCAGGAATATCATATGCATAATCACTATACCCTAATGACACACCTGATAGATTATTTACTGTTACATTTTTTACAGTTTGAACTCCTTCTACTTTATCTAAAAGTATAGATATATCTTTTAATAAAATAGGTTCATTAATTTGCCATTTATCTATGTCAAAATAACTAGTTAGTGAATCTACACATTTAGTTATTACTTCACTATTATTAAAATTAGGTAATACAATAATATCAAACAATACTTCAATATTAATTATATAAGCATCCTTGATTTTAATTGAATCATTTATCATTCTATACTCTGATAAATATGTCTGTAGATTTCGTTTTAGTAATAATGAGGCCTCTCTTAATTTTTTATTAGCATCATAAGATAAAACATATAAATCTAATACTGTTGGAAGTTCACCAGCTTGATAATCTCCTATTTTTTGGGGCTGGGCATGTGCTTTAGCTATGACCCCTAAATTAGAAGGCATAGATAATGATCTAATTAAATAATCCTGTGTAGTTACTGTTCTTAATTGGTTTTGGAAATTTCCTAATGAGTTTTGTCTTATATCTTCTATAGTATCCCCATCCATACCTCCATCTGCTGCTTTTGGATTATTACTAGATATAGTATTAAATATTTGATTTGCTAAAGCTTCATTTGCTAAATCTGGGTTAATAAAAACAATATTAGTATCATCTACTACTGTCAAAGCTCCAGCTTCTACATTAGCTGCTGCTCCTCCCCCAGTTAAATATCTTACTGTTAAAGTGGTATTATAGGGAGCAATTCCATAAGTATTAGTAAATACAAAATTTACAGGAGAAAAGGCTGTTGTTAATTTAGTTCTTTCAAAAGGTAATCCTAAACCTACATTATCAGGATTTGGAATTATTTCTTCTGTTGTTGATCTAGTACTTCCTGCTCCAAATTGTAATTGGAGATTTCTTTCATTTAAAAATCTAGACGCAAATCTTCTTTGTACTGTTTTTAATTCTAATAAATAAGGAACTTCAGGATCTACTATAAAGTTGGGATCATTTGTATTTGTGTTTCTTATTGTATTAAATACGTTTTCTTGCGCTAAATTGGGCACTTCATACCAAGTATTACCATCACTGTCAACTATGTCTAATATGCCTATAATATTAGTATTATTAATAGTTCTAGTGTCAAATTTTTTAGATGCTGTAAATACAAATTCTTGTGTGTTTACAGTTGCCGATATTGCTTTTCTTGATTTTTTTAGTAAATAATAAGTAGGGTTTAAACCTGCTATTTGATATACTGAACTTATAGTTGGGTCTAATGAACTTGATGCTGAAAAATCAATAGCATCTTCAATTATAAATTTTTGGGTTGAGTCAGTATTAGACACTACCTGAGTGTTTTCTGGAATAATTAATGAATAATTATAATCAGGGACATACTCACCTGTAGGTATGTCAAATATAGCTGGTACTTGTTGGTAAAAATCTACCATAGCAGAAGCAACTGTTGTAACTTTAGGCACATACCCTAAAGAATAAGCTAAAGCATATAAATTTGTGGTTTGTCTTGCCTTTTGAATAAAAGTTTCTTGAATCTGGTTATCTAAATAAAAAGATAAAACATCACCTACATAAGCTGCCATTTCCATAAATAACATCCCAGTAGATGTTTCTGAAAAATCATTGTATGTATCGGGAAAATAAGTTTTAGAATATTGTATTAAAGAGTTTCTAAGTGTATTAAAATCTCTATCTATGTATCTTATGTCTCTTTCTAATTTAGCCATTATTGTAGTGATATATTTAAACTATCTTCTATTCCAAAATTTACTATTTGATAAGTTAAGTTAAAATTGATAGTATTATTATCTGGTTGGTTATTAAATTCTATTTCTTTTATTTCTACATTTGGGAAATATACTGAAATGTCATTTTGTATCGATGTTTTTAAATCATCTACAGTAACATCTAAAATATTTTCAAATAATAAATTTCTTAAATCAGCACCAAATAGGGGTCTAAATACTCTTTCTCCTTTATTAGTTAACAAATAATTAATCATATTAGCTTTAATTTGTTCCCTTGTAGTATAAGTAGGTACAAAGACAGCATCTCCATTTAAAGGAAAACCAAACCCAACAGCTCTGCTAGGTTGAAGGTCTATAGGAAATCTACTTTGTAATATTCTTGCCATTATTTTTGATTCATTAATCCCATTATTTGAGACATATCTACTTCTCCTGATGGTAATGTTCCATTAGCTACATCCATCCCCGCTTGAGGTTGAAAAGATTGAACATTATTACTATTTAAAGCTGCTCCAGTATCTCCTAAGATATTAGCATAAGCTGCTCTTTTTTCTTCAGATGACATTGATGGTTGAGGGGGGAGTGTAGGATTTACACTTTCAACCATAGAGGTCATAGGTGCTTGTGTTATAACTTTTGGAGTCTTAACAGCTTCTAATAAAATGTCCTTCAATTCTTCTTGAATTGCTTCTTTTACGGCTTCTTTTATTATTATTTTTAATGCTGATGTCTTCATTATATTGTTTTATTTATAAATATTAAATTATTAGGCTTTTGCTATGGGGATATTAAATCAAAAGTAGATTGTGGGGTTCCTCCATCATTAGCTGTTATTTTCATTAAGTACCCCCAAGATCCTGTAGCCGGGAATGTGTATTCTTCTTCTGCATTATCATATGCCAATACTTCTGTGAGTCTGCTTATAATTGATGCTTGGTTAGGTAATCCTACCCCATATGGAGGAGTTATATTAAGAAGAGTATTTAAAAAATCTCCTTGGTTAGTTCCACCAAATGATTCTAGCTTAATTCTAGTTCCGGGTTTATTAATTTGAATAGAACCACTAACTTGTTTAGGTCCTCCTAACATAGTTACTAAACCTGTATTAGGGTTATATGAAGGTAATTCAGGTCTAACTATATTTTGACCATTTAATATAAAGTCTGGTAAAATAGCATTATCTGTGTCTTCTGTACCCTCAGTGCTGTTTAAACCTAATGGATTATTTAGACTTTGTAAATCAATTTCTCCTATTACTTCACGTTGGGGGTTGAAGTCTAAATTAAGTTGGAGTTCAGATGTAACATCTATTAAAAATTGATCTATTGCATATTTCATTTCTTCAACTAATACTTGAGCTGATGATGCAAATGAATATTCTCCTGATCCTAAAGGATCACTAAATAATTCTATAGGACCAACTAAAGGTTCAAGAAGTATTCCATCTTGGCCTGGTTTGAAGTGTAAAACACCTGATCCTGTTTGGTCATAATCCCATGAAAAATATCTTCTCCCAATAATTCTTCTTGATGAGAAATTATAAGGATTATCAGGATTATTTTGTAAGTTAAGTGTAAACCATTTATAAATAATAGGATTACTAGAATTATATTGTAATCTTTCTAATAATTGAGTTTCATTTAATAAATTTACTTCCTCTATTGAAGAATCTCCAAGTCCTGCTACAGCTGTTTGAATATCTAGTGATACAGCTGTTTGGACAGCATTCATATCTTGTTGATTTACTGTTGGGCAAGAATCTCCTAATTCAACTTTAGATTTTATAAAACTACATACCACTAAAGCCCCAGGAATATTACCTACTAATGTATCTACAGATGTAATAGTTCCAGTTATCATAGTTGATACACTTCTTACTAATGGACCTACTATTGAAGTTACACCTTTTGCTTTTCCTAATAATTTATCTAATGTATCTAAAGAATCAGAAAGTATTGTTAAAACATTAATTGGCACTCCTACCCCTCCAGATGGGGGTATTATTGCTGTAGGTATAGGAATTGCTTTTATAACTTTAATTGCATTTTTAACTGTACCTATTATAGTACTTAAATTAGAAGCTGTTACTTCTAAAACTTGTAAAGGTTGTTTAACAATTAATAATGCTTGTTTTAAAGAATCAACATTATCAACTACAGTAGAAATATCTGATTGTAATTTTTCAACAGCTTGTATAGATTGTTGTTTTTGTGTTTCAGTTAATGGTGGAGGAGCACATAAATTTTCAGGAGTAAAGACACTATTTGGATCTTCTATTCTATTATTTGCTAAATCTTCAATATTAAATTCTAATAATGATGGATTGATTTCTGTTTTATCAAAAGCTTTAAGTGAGTCATTAATAAGTTTATCTTGTATAGTAGATAATGCAGCTTCTATTTTAGCTGTATCTTTGGCTACTTTTACCACTTGCTTTATTACTATTTTTTCAAACCCCATTACTTACTTTTACTAATTTGTGATTTATATTGTTGAATCTTACTTAACATTTTATTAGCAGCATTTTGTACTTGAACGGCTGGTACTGGAATAGCTACGTTAGGCACATAAGGTATTGATGTTCCTATAGGTGTTTGCAATGCGGCCGTTAGTGTAATAAGAGTACTCATTAATGATTGAAAGTCTGTTAAAAATTTATCTCCCAATATAACAGATTCTCTTGCACTTTTATCTCCTAATAATATTTTATCTGATTTTATTACAGTGGTAGGTGAATCTATATTAACACTATTTACAGAATTTAAATTAATTGTATCAAATGCACTTAATAATATAGAATCACTTTTAGAATTTAAAAATAATCTACCCGAATTTAAAATTATTTGCTCCTCTGTAAATTTATTAGCAGTTGTTGGTGGTTGAAAATAAGAACTATAAGATGTACTTGAGGGTTCTAAAGGAATTGCTTGTGTTGATGTAAGATATATACTTGATTTATCTGTGTTAATGTCTTCAACTTGAGGCACCCATGGATCTGTTTCTTCATCATGTTGGCCATTTTTTAAGATTGTAATAGGATCACCAGAATCCCCTGTTTTAGACCAAGGATTTGAAATAACTGAATCTATAACTGTTGAACCTAATCTGATAGTGTTACCCCATCTTCCTTGATATATTAAATCACCTTCATAGGGTAATAAATTTCTAATGCTTAATTTTTCAACAAACGTATCTCCTAAATCTATTTCAGTACCTCCATCTGTTACTCTTCTTACGGATCCACCCTCTGTTTGTTCATAATCTTGTTGTTGTGAATCTGGGAGTGTGTTCCCATTTATAGGATCGGGTATTGCATTATGGTGTACACTATTCCATATATTAACAGGTTGGAAATAATAATATGATAAATCGTTTACATTTGATTGTACTTCGGCATTAGGTAAAGCTATTATGTATACTATTTCATTTTCTAAGGGAACTAAATTTTGGTTTGGAAATAAAGGTCTGGCAAAGTTGTCAGTTGAAAATTGTTGATCTGGATTTGGTTGGTTTAATTTATCAAAAAATATACATCCTATAGAACTCCATTCTCCAAATTCTTTAAAAGCTTTACTTTGGGTTTTATCTTCAAGCATAGCATATTTAACCCTACCAGAAAATACATTAGATTGTCCGGGTGGTGTAGAGTTTGATCCTCCTAAAGAGCCTAAGCCTGTTGTTGGTTTTAAAGCCATTTATTCTTCTTTATCCTTTATATTTAATTTATCCATTTCAGCCATAAGTGCTTCTTTTTCTTCATCACTTATTCCAAAGCTACCATCTTCACCTTCGTTTTGAACTGCTCTCTGAATAATAGTAGCCATTTTAATTAATGCATCATCATTTTTAACTCCAATTTCCATATATTCTTTAATAAGAGGGACTATAAGAGTAGCGTCACCTATTTCTTGAACTAAAGGTTTTAATTCTGATATTAAAGCTACTACTTGAGTATCTCTCTTTTTTTGGTTTTGGTAGATTTCTTCTAATAAATCAGAAA